AGGCGAGCTGGTCGATGCGCGCGGTCAGCCACCGGCCGCCATTCTCGCGGCAGACAGTGACGTAATCGTTCTCAAGGCCGCCCTGTGCGACAACGTAGAGGACTCGGCAGGTGCCGATGCCGTCTACCTCGACGCGGAAGTTGTGGGGCGGCCAGGAGATCATATGAAAAAACGAGACAGGGCCACCGGCATTTCAGTGCCCAGGCGCACATTGGAGCCAGTGAGGGTTAGCATTCCCTGTCTGTTGCTTTCGCTGCCGCCGGACCCGTGCCCCATGGGCACGTCTTGCCAGAATCCGGCGCTTGGATCACGCAACCGTGACGCCTTCCACGGCAACGGGCGTTCGTGATGCCTTACGCTTCTGGGTGCGCAGCGAAAAATTTGCCGGGGACGGTGCTGCAGCACCTTTTCAGCACGCGGGTTGCCAATCTTGCGGCTCCAGTGGGACATGGATTGTAGCTCCATGCAGGCGGATAAACCGTGGATGCCTCCCGAGATCGATGTGGCGGGTCGAAGCCCTGCTTCACTGCCGCTCATCCGTGTAACCATGCTGCCCAGACAAAGAATGTGCAGGCGCCCCACTCGTCTCGCTCGGTGGAGCTGGGCATCCCGGAGATGGTCCGCGGCGTCACACCACATGAACGCCGGCGAGAACCCGCTTGAGCCTGCAACTTGAAAGTCATTTGGATTTGCGCTTGCGCGCGGCGAAGGCGGCGGCGAGGGCGGGCAAATTGTTGCTGGCGCGGTCGCGGCCGACTTCGTTGAAAAGTTTGATGGCCTGCTTGAGCTTGGCCTTGATCTCTGGCGTGTCGGTCGGATGACTCGTCAGGTCGTACATGTCGCGGGGCTTAGTCATAAGTGGTTACCCTCCATAGCCCGATTTGCGCGATGCTGTAGCCGAGCCAGATGAGGCCGTGCCAGTAGCGTTGCTGGATGAGGCCGAGGTCGATGGCGACCGTGAAGTAGATCAAGCCGACCAAGGCGATGAGGGCGCCAGAGGTCATCGGCGCGCTTTGGCGGTCTTGGCGGATGCGCGGAAGGCTTTGGCGGTCGGAGCGCCGGCGGACCCGGGCTTGCGCATCTTCTCACCGCTTCCGGCGGCGATGCGGGCTTTTTTAGCGTGTATGTTTGCGTATAGTCCTGCGGGTTTTTTCATGGTTTGTTCTTTTTGATGGCTTCTCGAAAAAGGTATTGAATCAAGTAAGCGCCGGTTTCCTCGTCGCTGCTGGTGATGTGCTTCAAGAAATCCTGCACAACGTGGTACAGCTCATGGACGAGGCTGCCGGTGTCTGCGGCGTCTTCGATCCAGACGACCGCTTGACTTCCGCAGCACATGGCCCAGGCGGCGTCGGAGTCGTCGGGCTGGTTGTCGGGGTCTTTGGGGTCGAGCTGGAGGATGTTCGCACACCGCCGGATCGCCGATGCCTGTGGCGTTCCACAATAGAACTCCACGACCAGACCGAAGGTCTGCTCTCGGACAACGAACCGGCGGGTGCGTTTCATTTAGGCGGCCTTCTTGAGCCGAAGGTTTGCGTAGTGCAGCGCGAGGCGGGCCTTGAAGTTTTCCCACAGGGGTTCTGCGGAGAAGATCCACGACACCTCGAAGTCATCCGGCGACTCCTTGCCGATGCGGACGATGCCGCGACGTTGGACCTTCATGTCCGGGCGGTTCTCGTTCCACAGCTGCTCGTAGCCGGCCAACTGGATCTTGTGCGCTCCGACAATTGCTTTGCTGGTCTTCCAGTCAAGGAGGACGATCTTGCCGTCACGGTCGCGGGACGGTGCGTCGATGGTGCCGCCGAAGAGGTATTCCTCGGAGACCAACTGCACTTCCGGCTCAATGACGGTGAGACCTTCTTCGTCCCACCAGCGCTTGAAGTTGTTGAAGGCGATGGTGGCCTTCTCAACGTCTGCGGGGCTGAACTCAGATAGGTCGGCAACGTGACCGTGCAGGAAGCACTCAATGAGGAAGTGCGCGATGGTCCCGATGTCGGCGGCCTTGTCGCGGACCTTGCGGTAATCCTGACCTTCCATGCCGAGCTTCCATGCCCAATGAATCAAGCCGCTGCTGTCCTCGCCGATTTTGGCGATGGTGCTGGCGCCCGGAACGTCGGTGCCGTCTTTCAGCGGATACTTTTGGTGGGCGCGGGTCTTCTCGAGGCGGACGATTTTGCGGCCGTCCTCGGTGAAGCGGTCTGGCTCCGCGGGCTTGGCGGCTTTCGCCGCCTTGCCCTTGGTGCTGGGTTTGCGTGTGGTGTTTTTGGTCGGCATGGCGATTACCAGCTAATCTCTTCGTCGTCCGTGCCGGTCTTGCGCGACTCGGGCTTGGCTTCGGACACGTCGAAGCCGTAGGACACGGCGCTGCCGCCATCGCCCCAGGTGACCAGCTCAAGAACTTGCACGGCCTTGGGCTGGAGCGTGACGCCGGCGCCGAGGGACGCCGTGTACCAGCAGTAGGGAACTACCGCGACTTTGATCTTGCTGCCGCCGCCGATGTTGTCGGTGATGGGTTCGCCCGCGGCGTTGAAGAGCTTGGGCGCGCGGCTGTACATCTCGCCGTCCTTGCCCTTACCCATGGCCTTCACTTTGAGTTTGAGTTGGACGAGGCCGTCGTTGTCTTCCCACGGCGCGGCGTGCATTTTCAATTTGTCTTTCTTCAGCTCGGCCTTTTTCTGCGCAACGAACTCGGCGAGCAGGGACTCGACTTGGCTAAGGAACGGTTCGGCTTCCTCGGCAGACATCTCGAGGTTGACTTTATAAACGCCGACTTCATCGAACTTCGTGTCGGGTTTATTGAGGCTGGCGTAGCGGGCGATGCCCACGGGCGTGGTTATGGTTTTATTTGGCATGTTATGTGGTTGGTTGGGTTTTTGGTTGGATGGGAAAGTCGGAGTGACGCATGAGCGTACAAAATTCATTGAACGGAAGCGTGACAAGCATCTCGCTGTGGTCGCGGCGGTGGATGACGGCGCACAGATCAGTGCCGGCGTCACGGCGGGCCTGCGCGATGGCGGCATCCAAGTCGAAGCGGGCGCGGCCGTGGCGCTTGCACTCGAAATGCCATCCGGGCAAGCAGGGCACGACAATGTCAGGCGCAGAGATTCCCCATTGTCCCTGGCTGACCTGCGCGCCCCGCTTGGCCGGAAATCCTTCGGCGGTCAATGCCTTGGCGACTTCGCGTTCAAAGCATGCACCTTTCTGGCGGGAGTTGATCATTCGTTCAGCGCCTCCCAAAGTTGTTTATCCGGGGCGTAGACCGCGCCATCGCCGTCAGTCAAGCGGCCAACCGGCGCGGTGCCCTCAAAGCGGGTGAGGCTTGGGCGCCAAGTAAGGTTGAGCGTGCCAGTGCGGCCGGCGCGGTGCTTGGCAACGATCAGCTCGGCGTCCTGCGGGTCGGGTTCTTGGTCGGCGACCGCGTAGTAACAAGGACGATGGACTAAGGCTACGATGTCGGCGTCTTGCTCAATGCTGCCGCTCTCGCGGAGGTCGCTAAGTTTCGGGCGGTTGTCGCTGCGGTTTTCCGCTTGGCGGTTGACCTGGGCGGCGGCGACCACCGGCACGCCTAGCTCCATGCTCATCGCCTTCAATCCGCGCGAAACAAAGCCGACTTCGTTTTCGCGGGACTGGGCGCCGCTGTGCGAGACGAGCTGCAGGTAATCAACGAAGATGCATTTGACGTTCCAGCGGCGGACGGCCAAGCGCGCGCGGCCGCGGATGTCGAGCAGCGTAAGGCCGCCGCGGTCATCAACGTACAGCGGCTCGCTGGCGAACTGGGTGGCGGCGTCCATGATGCGGTGCTTGATGGATGCGGTGAGGAAGCCGTTGCGGATGATCTCGGTATTCGTTTCAGCGCGGCTCAAGACAACGCGGGCGGCCAATTCGTTGGCCGGCATCTCGAGCGAAAAATAAACAACGGGCACGCCGCGGCGTGCCATGTTGTCCGCCATATTCAACATCAGTGCGCTCTTACCCATGGCGGGACGGCCGGCGACAATCGTGAGCTGACCTCCGCGGAGACCGCCGGTGACTTGGTCGAAGTCCTTGATGCCGGTCTGCAGGCCGAGCTTGCGGTTGCCGGACATGAGGGCTTCCAGCTCGTCAAGGAGGCCCGGCACGATGGCGCTCGGGGCGCGCATGCTGTCGGTGGCGGTGGTGAGGGACAAGCTCAAGACCGCTTCACCGGATTGCTGGAGGACGCTGTCGGCGTCGGTTGCCATGTCTTGGGCGGCGGCCTGCATGGCGACTGCGGAGTCAATGATCCGGCGGCGAGCGTGGAGGTCGCGCAATGTTTGCGCGTGGTACTCAACTGCGGCGGGGCCGCCCGCGGAGTTGCCGAGCATCTCGGTAAGGGCACCGGCACCGCCGACCGAATTTAGCTTGTGCGCAGCATCGATGCGCTGGGTCACGGCGATGACGTTGGGCGTGCCGCCGGAGGCGCGGACTTCGGTGATGGTTTCAAAAACCAGCCGGTGCGCGGGCGTGAAGAATAGATCGGCGTGGAGACCGGAGACCTCGTCAACGAGGTTCGGGTCGGCCATGAGGCTGCCGAGGACGGCGCGCTCGGTGGCGGGCGACTGGGGCACGGTGCGTTTCATTTAGGCGTGTCCTCCGCGGTCGTCGTCATTCCCCAGGGCCAGAAGGGTCACGATCATGAACGCAACCAGCAGGAGCTGAGTCGTTATGACAAAGGCGCTGCTCACTGCGCTTCTCCTTTTTCCGGCGATACAGGTCCGCGCGCCACTTGAGCCAGCGGTCGGCGGCTTCGTCCACGGCGATGATGTCCTCGGCGATGTGTGGCCATTGTTCTCGGAGTATTCGTTTGCGTTCAGGGTTCATTGGGCGCCTCTAAGTGCTGCGGTGTGGCGTCCGGAAGCTGTAGGCATATGTTGGCAACTGTTGGCATGCGGATCAAGGGTTTTTTATTGGCCATTTTTTGAGGTGCCCGAAGTCCCGTGGTTCGCTGCAGGAGGTAACCTTGCCGCAGACCCCGCAGGTGTCTTCGTGCCAGGTGCTGACGTGGTCGGCAGACATGCCGCGGCCGCGCTTCTCGCCGCAGGGGCGGCAGATCCAGGCAGGGTAGGGCGGTGAGAAGATCGCCTCGTAGTTGCGCCGGTAGAGGTCGCCGTTGACCGGCCGCGGGCTGTCCCCTTTGCCAGCGCTCATAGCTCGTACGCCTCCCGCTTGACGCTGCATTCCTCCCAGAATTGCTTTCGGTAGTGCTCTTCCAGTTGCTCCATCTGCTCCATGGCGAGGTCGTCCTCCACAATGCGCTCAAGATCCCA